GTTTTGAAAGTTTTGTAAAATCCTTAATTAAAAGGCAGGGGGGATGGTTGCTCCACCCTCTACTGCCTCTACTTCTGCTTTTATTTTCTTTAAATCACAATCTTCTTTAATTAATTCTTGCAATATTTTTCTTGGTATGACATTATTATCACTTAATTTATGATGATAACAACACAAAGTTATAAGGTTTTCATCATCTAATCTTCGGGAATAATCTTCTTCTAATGGAATTATGTGATGAACTTCTAACTTGTTGAAGTTATAAATACTAGAGGTGTTATAGATATCTGCGATGCAACATCTACATAAATGTTTATCTCTATTTCTTATATCTTCACTCTTTTTATGCCATTTATAAGTCTTTCTGAACTTATCTGCATCTGTTAAACCTCTAACCTGTCTATTCTTATAGCATGTCTTATTAAAATCGTGTATCTTTCCACACCTACTACAACTCTTTAGCATAAAAACATCTCCCTACCTAAAATTAAGCATAGCACCTTTCTATGCTTATATGAGAGTACGATAGGAGATAATTGATACACAGAAAGGAAAAAAAGGTGCTATATTTTTTCTCATACTCTCATATAAACACAGAAAAAAAGACAACATATTAGTTGCCTTACTATTCACCATACATTATACCACTAATTTAGTGTGAGTTTTGTGAATTATTAACATATATCAAATAAAGATAATTGCATTTGTGGTTGTATATTTTTTGCTTCAATAAAGTCTTTTAAAAAGTCATCTATATTTGAATAATCATTTTGATTAAATCCATCACTAAAACCTCCACCATGCCAATTTAATTCATTTCTATATTTTTTATTAGCATTATAATCAAAATATAAAACATAATCGTATTTGTTAAATAAATAATGTTTTTCATCAGTTTTTTCTATTGCTATTGTCAAATCATATTTTTCTGATTTGATTAGTAATTGATGTTCATGGATAGAGTCTAATAATTCTTGTATTTCAACATTATACTTAACTTGAATATAATCCATTATGGATTTAAAAAAATTAACTTCCATATTATCTTCCTTTCTTGATTTTATACAATCAGGACATAAACACTTATTATCTATACCTTTTAAATAATCAAATTTCCCACATTCATCACATTTATCTTTAAAATTATTCTTGTGGCATTTCATATACATAACAATCTGCTAATTCTATTTTTTCTAATCTACTATCGCCGACAATATAATCTTCTTTAAAATATTTTTTCACCTGTTGCATCGTTTCTGCATTTACTATGCCATTAAACTTGATTATTCCTCTTGGTGAATGAATTTTTTGTATTTCATCTAATATTTCTAATGCTCTTTCTTTTGTTTTATATACACCTACAACATCACTTATACTATTATTATTCAAAATAAAATATTCTTTTTTGCCATCTTCAAAAGTATGTTCTCTAATTTTTAATCTATTAATTTTAAATAAATCCATTTTATCTTGACTTCTAATCAATAAATCCATCAATATCTAATCCTCCTTTATTCGTAATAGTCTAAATATTCTCTTATTGCTTGAATAATTTCATCATAAGACATATCTTTTGTTATTACTGTATTAATTAAATCATCTGCACATACTTCTTTATCAATAAATAAATCGTGGAAAATACCCTCTACTTCAAAAAACATTGTATTTTGTTTTGATATCCTTTGGTGAGTCATTAAGCAATATGCTCTAGCACAATTATCCATAACCATAGAATAATCGCTTAATTCTCTCATAACTTGGTCTTTATTAAGAGTTCCATCTTCATTCTCAACTATATCTTTCCAAAAATCCTCATATTCTTCTTGATATGTTTTTGGTCTATCATAAACCATATTTTTACCTCCATTCCCTACTATAATGAATTTAACAAAATGACATAAGTCGGTTAAATTCACTTTTTTAATTCAAAATGTCATTTTTTCCTAGATTTTACAATCATTTTCCTGTTGTCAGGAAAGTGTTATTTTTTATTTGAATTTACAAACTCTCATTTTGTAAAATTAGTAGTTTTTAATTTAAGTGATATGCTATTGCATACCACCATTTAACTTCCTAAATAAAAGTTCTTTCTTTTAGTATTTTTATCATTATTATCCCAACATATATATAATAATGTGACTCTTTCGTTAGAGTGATTTAACATTTCTTTTAATCCTATGATATCGCCTGTTTCTTCATAGTATGACCTAGCAAAATATTTTCTTAATGAGTGGCATCCAACAGGATATCCTACTTTTACCTCATCTGATAATTGTTTTATAACCTGCCATGCTCTTTGCCTTGTAATTGGCATATTAATACCTTTTCTACTCTTAAATAAATATTCACCCTCAATTAATTCATTTCTATTAATATAATCTGCTATATCCTTTGCTAATGATGGATGTAATTCAAATGATTGTTCTTTATTTGTTTTAAATTCTCTTGTATATACAGAACCATTCTTAAAATTATCAACTTTTAATTGTAAAATATCCTCAATTCTAAAGGCAAGGTTCATGCCAATAACTAATATCATATAGTTTCTATCCCATAGATATTGTTGTTCTTCATTGCCATCATCTTCTGCTTGGTTTCTTCTTTTTTTACAATTGATTATCATATTATCAATATCTGCTTTTTTAAATGGTTGCACTGTCTTTCTACCGAACTTAATTCTAAAAGTCCTACTCATTTCATCACCTCCTATTTTTTATCTATTTCAAGTTTTTTAACACCTTGCAAATCTATAATTTGCTTAATTATTTCTTTAACTTTATCTAAATTATAATCATATTCAATAATTACATTAATTGATATTTCTTTCTTATTGTTATACATAATTAACCTCTTTCCATGCTTTGATTAATTTGTTTCTTAATGTATAAGTATCATCATCCATATTTTTTCTGATTATTTCCATAAATGATAATTTAGTTACATCATCAAGTTCATGTTTATATATTTCAGTATCTCTTATTAATGAATACATACACAATTCTAATAATCTATTATATTGTTTTCTTAAATCATCCATTGTGGACTCTAAATTTCTAAAACTTTCCATCAATACCTCCTAATTTATAAAACATCAAAAATATGATTTTCTATAGTTTCTTTATTATCTTTAATATTAACTTTCAACATATCTTTATCTGCTATACCTTTATCACCTAATGGATGCATTGTTTTTACTTCAAATAAGATATGTTTCAAATTGTATTTTTTAATAATTTTTATTGTTTCTTTTAACCAATCTATATATTCTTTGTCATTTAACATTACAAGCACCTCTTTTTCTTTCATTATTCAAGTAATTTAGAAATTTTATCATTTCTAATAAACATTTGTCATCAAATACTGTTTCATCATCAGGATAAAAACAATATTTCCTCCATCGAGAGTTGTATTTGACATATCCTAGTTTTATAAATTCATTTTGTTGATTTGTTATTTCATATATTGGTGTTTTTCTTCCATCAATATATTCAGGGAAAGCAGTCATATATTTACCTAACTTCATAAATGTTATTCCAATACTACTCATTTCATCACCCCATTATCTAATTTTCTACCACAAAAAGGACAATAATTAATATCAATATATCTTGCACCATCTAAAGTATCTATCATTAACCCTGCTTTTTTATCTGCTTTGCCTTTTAATATAAATAATTGAAGATAGTCTTGTAATAAACAACTTCTGCTTTTATAACCTGCAGTTGGTTTTAATTCTGCTTGAGTGATTGGTTTTCCTGAAATATGATTATTAGACTCTTGGCAATAATTACATTTATTCATATTCACCTCTTAATAATTTATCTAAGTATTTTTCATCAGTATTTTTATAATCTACTTGTCTGCCGGTTTCAAAAAAATATTGAAGCATCGCTTTTGCACAAGCACAAGGTAAATCACTACCATCACAATAATCACATGCATACCAATAACCACAAGCATTAAGTCCTGTTAAATCACTTTCTTTTCTAATTTTGTCACTATCACAATAATTTTGAAATGCCTCTTTCCATTTCTTTTTATCATAATCAGTAACTACTGTTTTATCTATATATGGTGTATCATCAAACAATTTATTTTTATCCAAATTGTTACCTCCTATCGATTATCAAAATATAAATAAACTATTAATCCTATTAAACCAATTAACCATCCAATATCAAACCAAATTATAAATTTTACTACTTCTGCATCCATATTAAATACTGTGTGGAGTTTCTACATATACAAATATTGCTTTTTTATAAGGAAGATTATTAGTTATTCTTGTTGCATCCTCTTCTGACATATCATCATTATTATCTAATAAATACTCTATATAATCTTCTTGTTCATCTTTATAAACAATATTCATATCATTCCACCCATAAGGTTCAACTGTGGCATATTCTTTAATTTTTGCTTTTCCAAACTCACCCATCCAATAGCCACAATCACCACCTACTATTTCATAATCAACATAAGCATATATTGGTAAATTAGGATTATTTTTAATTAATTCTATAAGATTATTATTATTTATATCATTGTTTATATTTTCAACAAGTTCCATAGTAAATTTAATATTTTTACTTTGATTTTCATAGTTAAGTGTATTACAATAATATTTCGCTTTATCTTCTTCATAAATACCTGCTTCTTCTATTTCCATAGTTGGTATAACTCTTAAAGTAGGTTCTATATCAAATACTATTGCTTTAACATAACCATAATTATCAATTCTAATTCTATATAATTTATTTTTCATTTTATTTTCCTTTCTTATATATCTTAAAATGGTATAGTTGTTGCTAATATTTCTATAATTTGTATATCAGAGTTATTTTTATGTACTAAATCATCAGTATATGTTTTTTGATAATACTCTAATTTAGTATCAATACTTTTGTTGTAATTCATAATGATTTCAGGTTCTTCTTGATTAGGCATTTTTAATTTAATAACCATATCTAATCCTTTTTCTTTAACATCTTTAAAAAATTGAACCATTTCTTTCATTGTTAGTTTATCTTCCATCTATTTCACCTCGATTTCTTGATATGTTTTTAATATTTCATCAAATTCTTTAGATGTTTCTTTTAAATTACATAAATAATAAATAGATGCATCTTTATTAAATGAAAATACTTCTTTATATAAATTTTCAGTAAATCTTCTATCTTTTGCATATACTGTTACTTTATCTTTTCTAGGTATAATATGTAAATCAATACCTCTTATCAATGCTCTACCTTTAAAAATGTGTATAACTTTTTTATATAAATAATTATTAATAATCTTTTCTATTTTTCTTTCTATCATTATCTATACCTCCAATATTTTTGACACATTTCATTATCAAAAAACTCATTTAATGGCATTGTTGAACACTTATAATCAATAATAAAATCATTCACCTCATAGATTATGAAACACACAAAGGCAAATATAAATAAAATCAATAATATTAATAATATATTTTTAATCTTTTTGTTCATTTTTATCCTCCTTTGGTTTTACATAGGTAATTCCTTTACCATTCTTATCTCTTGAAGTAAATGATATTTTACATAGTTTACTTTTGGCTTTAAAATATTTTTGTTTTTCTTTAAAATCCAATTTTGCAACTTCTTCTTCTGATATGTTAGTTATTTTTAATAATTCTTGTAATTTCTTTTCTCTTTTAATAGCATCATTTATCATTTTTGCTTACCTCCTCATTAATTCTTTCTATTTGTCTATCAACTTTAAATTTCATAACTTCCTTAACATCTGCATCAGAAATGTTATAGTATAATTGCATTTGTTTTAACATCACCATTACATCTGCAATTTCTTCTTTAATAGCATCTGTACTACTAACTGCTTTTCTATTATTTAAACTAGCCATAATTGGCTCTAATGCATTACATACAATATCAATAGGGTTTCTTTTCCTTTCTTCATATTGAATAACTGCTTCATTTAATTCAAATATTTCACTTTGAAAATACTTTAATTGTTTTTTTATTCCATAGTAATTAATTATTTTTCGTAATCTCTTATTCATATAGCATAGTCCTTTCTTTTCATCTGCATAATTAAATCAATTTTAAATTTATCTTTATTATCTCTATAACAAATACCTTTATAGGTATCTAGACTAGACATATAACCATCTAAAAGGAATTGTGAGGGTTCAATGTTTTCCATAATGATTTCACCTTTATAGACTCTATAAACTAATTCAATTGTTCCATAAACAAATTTAAACTCTTTTGATGCTTTTAATTCTCTACGATATATACCATCAGGAACTGATGCATCTAATTCTTTTTTAACTTTAAATATTAATTGTTTATAGGCAATAGGACAATATGTTTTTAGACTCCTTAACTTTTTATTAAAATCATTCTCATTTATATATAAAAGTCGCATTGTATTCCCTCCTTTCACTACTTTTCACCTCTTAATAAAGATTTCAAAGTCTTATTTTTGGCTCTTAAATTCTTATTTTCCTTTCTTAATCGTGATATCTCACTTGGTTCTTGTAATTTTTCCATAAATGTTTTAAATAATTCATCTTTGATTGTATCTTCTAATGCACCTTTTTCTACCTCTAATGAATTTATCTTATGGATTAATTGAATTTTACTGAAACTAAAGATGTCTTTGATTTTCATTTTCTTCGCCATCTTCTCTTAACCTACCTTTCAAATATTTTTTTAAATGATAATATGGGGTAGTTCTTTCAAAATTAAGTTCTTTACCTATTTGATGCCAATTCTTACCATCTATAAATCTTGCTCGGATAATTACTCTGACATTACTATCCTCGATTGTTTCAAGAAAGTTTTCTATCTTTAATTGTTCATCTAATAACTTATCTTGTTTCTTTTTAAGTATCATTTCTAATTTTGATTTTTTAATAACTAAACTTTCAACAGGATTACCAACATGTCCTGAACCTTGTGGCATTCCTGATATTTTTGGACTTCCAATCGTTGTATCATCTAATTCTTTTAAATTTGCCTTTATTTGCTCTATTTCAAGTTTTATTACATGATACTTTGATAATTCATCTATTGTCATTTCATCACCTCTTTATATTCAATTTCTTTTATTTGATTGTAATTTAATGCTTTAATATCAGATATAACATCATTTGGTATATTTTCAGGAAATTCTTTGTGTAATGAATACCAATCAACCATATCTAATAAGTATTTTTTATTTTTAGGATTACTATTTTCAATTACTTCAATATAATAATTTTTTAGACTCTTTCTATATTCATCTATAATATCTGCTAATGTAGGCATAAACTTATTATTTCTAATAATTACTTTAATAGCATTTAGTAAGGCAATAGGATGAAAACTACCTAATTCTTCCTGATACATACTTACTAATCCTAGAAACTCTTCATCGGTCAAATCTTTAAAATAGTAAGGATATGCAATTTTAAATTTTGCTATAACAATACTAATTAACTTTGATTGTTCCATTATGAATACCTTTTAATATTTCCATTTGACTATCAACCTTGACCGATTTATTAGTAGAATAATCATCATTCCAACATTTCTGATTGAACCATGTTGAACCATGTTTTATAAACTTACTATCAACTTTTTCTAATTTAATATAATTAATATAATTCTTTAAACCTTGTGCAACTTCTTCATAAGTTGTTCCTTGTTTTCTAGCGAGTATATATTTATTTTTGGCTTGGTCTTTTCCTTTTTTATTAGGATAATGTGACCATAGTTTTTCAAATTCTTCTTCATATTGTTTTTTTAATTCGTTGCTATCAGAAATAGGTAAAAGTGATTGCTCATTATATTTATCCTCATCTATACTATCCTGACTTATCCTATCCTGTCCTATCCTATCCTGTGTATCCATTTGGTATCCATTTGGTATACCACCACTTGAATTTTTCAATACATAACCATCATTAGGTTTTAAATCTAACATTGCCTTTTCTTCTGTATATACAGTAGGTTTATATCTATCATTTCTAATATAGTTGTGAATTTTCCAATGCTTAATAACCACAATTCCTTTATCAAATGGAATTATAAATTTTCTTAAAATTAAGATGTTCATATCATCATTTGAAGCACCACATATCTTCATTATTTTTTTAGGACTATTTACAAAGCCATCATCATCGGCTCTCATTCCTAAATCATAGTAAAGTAGTCTTGCACTCATTGGCATTTCTAAAAATGCATCACTATCTATTATTGTTTTTGCAAACATTCTTCTTTCTGCCATTGTGCCACCTACTTTCCAATCATTTTTTTAATTTCTTTATACATTGAAATAAGTAAAATACTTAATATAAACACCCCTAAACTAATTAAAATTACTGCTCCAAAAAACTTTAAAATACTTATAATCATATATCTTCCACCTCCTCTAAATCCTTTACAAGGTGATAGATTGCATAACTTGTAGTATGACCATATCTATTTTTGCCTTGAACCATTTCAGTTTCTATTCCAAAACCTCTTTCTCGTAAAATAAATATTATTCCTGATAATCTAGTTGCTCCAAATCTTTTGATTGCCTCATAAGAAGTGATTTGTTTATGTTTTCTTAAATATGCGATTATTTCGGATGTTTGACTCTTTTTACTCATAACTACACCCCCAAATAATCTGCAACTTCTTTACTACCTGTACAAACTTGGATAATTCCACCTTTACATGTGTAATTTCCTGCAGGTGTAGTTTTAGTTGTTTCTAAAGTAAATAATTGATATATAGCGATTGATACAATTGCACTTACAATTGCTACTAATGTATATTTAACCCATGGTCTTAATCTTCTTTTAGTCATTTTTTTCTGCCTCCTTTATTCCTAAATATTGATAAAACATATCAGGGTAAATAATATAGTTCCATCTTTTATTTACCTTTACTGCCGAACCAAATGGCAATCTTCCTGTTTGTAATCCAACTCGAATAAATTGAGCAGATTTATGCATCAATGCAGATGCTTCTTTAATTGTAATTTTCTTCATAAAAAATCCATTCCTTTCTTATAATTTGTTTTTTGTTTTTTAGTTTGTCAGACTAATTATTGAGTTTTCTCAACTTTTTCTGTAAAAAAATATAATGGGATATCATGTGCTTCAATATTTAATAACTTACTTGATTTAATGATTTCAGTTTGAGTAAATGAAACACCTTTAGATAATTTCTTGTATAAACTATAAGTAGATATTCCTAACTGCTCTGCAAATGATGATTGTGTATTAAATACTTCACGAATTTTACCTTTTAATTTACTATAATCAAATTCTAGTTTCATCATCTTTCACCTCCCTCTATCTTGTTGAGTTTTCTCAACTACAATAAAAGTATAGCAAAATAATTTTTAAATTGCAATAGAAAAAAATGATTTTTCTCAACTTTTTTATTTTTTTTGACATCTTTTGTTGATTTTTCTTAATTTTATGTTTATAATAATTAATGTAAAGAGGTGGTATTTTGTGATTGTAGATACATTTGCAAGTAGGCTAAATATTGCAATGAAAGAATGTAAAATGAAGCAAGTTGACTTGGCAAATAAGACAGGAATAGATAAATCTCTTATAAGTAACTATTTGTCAGGAAACTATCAAGCCAAACAAAACAACATTTATAAATTAGCGAAAGCATTAAATGTCAGTGAGAGTTGGTTGATGGGATACGATGTTGACATGGATAGAGAATGGTTTGATGATAAAGAACCATCTGAAATATCAATTGACAATGCTATATATCTAGAAGCAACTACAAAGACAGTTAAAATACCTCTACTTGGCAAAGTTCCTGCAGGTGTACCTATTGAGGCAATAGAAGATATAATTGGTTATGAAGATATTCCTTATAAATGGGTACAAAATGGCACTAGATACTTTGCTCTTAAAGTTGATGGAAATAGTATGTATCCTGATTATCATACAGGCGATACAATAATAATTAGACAACAACCTGATTGCGAGTCTGGTGATGATTGTGTTGTTATGGTAAATGGTGATGATGCAACATTTAAAAGAGTTATCAAACAAGAAAAGAGTATAATATTGAAGCCATTAAACAATGAATATGAACCATATTTATTTAATGAATACGATATATTAACAAAACCTGTTAAAATCGTAGGTGTAGCAGTAGAAGTAAGAAGAAAGTTGAGGTAATTATATGGGTGCTAGAGTAAGAACAATTAATAAAATTGGAAATGGTAGATATTTTACTACAAGTTGGAAAGTAAGCGACTACTTAATATGTAATATATTATATTTTGTATTCTTCTACTCTTATTTTTTAATTTTTAAATATTTATTCTATGTTCCAATTAAATGGTGTGTAGTAAAGATAATTGATATTTTTAAATCCAAAAAACAATCATAAAAAAAGACCTACTGCTCGAACAGTAAGTCAAATGAAAAATCACAATTAGTCTGACAAACTAAAAAACAAAATATAAGATATAATGTTATGGATTTTTCTATTTCATTATATCAAATATTCACCGAAAATACAATGGAAATGGAGGATTTTGATAGATGAAATTACCTAATTCTTTCGGCTCTGTACAGAAGTTGAGTGGTAATAGAAGAAAACCTTATCGAGTAGTCAAAACTGTTGGATGGGATGAAAATGGAAAACAAATCAGAAAGACTATTGGATATTATGAAACTAGAACCCTCGCATTACAGGAATTAGCCTTATTTAATGAAAAACCTTATGATATAGATGCAAGAAATATTACAGTAGATGAATTACATCAAAAATGGCAAAATGAGAAATATCCTAAAATAGCATATAAGACTCAACAAGTATATAATATGTGTTGGAATTATTGTCAAGATGTTAAGAATATGGCATTTGTAGATATCAGATTAAATCATTTACAAGCAATCGTTGATGGTATGGGTAATAAATGGTCTGCTAAAAAGGCATTTAAGATATTATGGCATCAGATGTACGATTATGCGATTAAAAATGATATGGATGTAAGAAAGTATTCAGAATACATCGATATAGGCAAAAAAACCACTAAATTAGTGCGAATACCATTTGAAGAGGATGAAATAGACAAGTTATGGGATAATGTTGCTAGAATGGACTTTATTGACACGATATTAATACTTATTTATACAGGAATGAGAGTCGGCGAACTTTTAGATATTAAAGTAGAAAATGTTCATATAAACGAAAAATACATGGTTGGTGGCTCTAAAACCGAAGCAGGTAAAGATAGAGTCATACCATTCCATGAACGAATAGTACCATTAGTAAAGAAATGGTATGATAATGCAATTAAAAATGGTAGTGAATACCTAATATATAATCACGAATATAAACAAATGAAATATTGGAACTATTATCATGAGAAATGGGAAAAGATTATAGAACAATTAGAGTTTAGTCCTGAACATAAGCCTCACGATACTAGACATACATTCTCTACTCGTATGGATAGAACCAATGCTAATAAATTATGTATAAAAAGAATACTAGGACATGCTAGTAAGGATATTACTGATAAAGTTTATACACATAAAGACATTGATGACCTATTAGAAGCAGTTAATATGTTAAAATAACTGCTTTTTTTATGAAAAAATTAAAAAAATTCACTTAAATTATCACTTTATACTTGACAACTACCTAGGTAGTATGATACAATTAGTATGTAATCAAGAAAGATTACAAATAAAAAAAGAAAGGAGGTCAAGATGACAATTTCATTAAAGGTTATCAATATAAAGATAACAAAAAAAGGAATAACCTTAAAACTCGAGTTAGGCATTCCCTTTGGTATTAGCAAGAGTGGTAAATAAACCACTCCTCCTGCTAATAATAATACCATAAATAATGAGATTTGTCAAAAGTCTATGGAAAAGTCAAAGAAAACTAAATACGATATAGAGTATCGTAAAAAACACAAAGTGCAATTTAATGTAGATTTAAACAAAGAAGAAATGCAATCTCTTAATGAAGCACTTAAAGCATCAGGAACTAGAAAAGCAGACTTTTTAAGAAAAGCAATTAGAAAAGAATGCAGAGAAAATAATATCTTATACTTTGATAGAGTCGCTAATTGTGATTGGTGTGGTAAAAGAGATTATGTATCTATTACTCACTATGGAACATCACACTATAACAGATTAATATGTAGTGATTGTGCTAATGATATTATCCAACATCATAAGAATATAGATGGCACTACTCCATCATGGTATAGACCTGATGATGAGGACTAATTAAAAATGGCTAGGAATATATCCTAGCCTTTTTATTTTTTTTGTGTGTGCTACTTGTGTGCTACTTGTGTGCTACATACTAGATTTAACGAGGTTTATCGAGTATCTTAATATAAGAAAAACCCCATAAACATTGAGTTTATAGGGTTCGTAATAGGTATGTTTCCTATCTCTTTGTAAATTGATGTCCTTTATATTTCAAGGAAAAAAAGGGTATTTGTGTGCTACCTGTGTGTTACTGAATAGACTTTATAAGTACTTTATTTTATTAAATAGACATAAAAAAAGAGGTAAGGACATTAATATCCTTACCAATTTTAATTAAAATAATTTAATGTTATGGCATCTAGTAAGACCTGCATTTAAGTTCTTATTTACTTGATTTTGAACTTCATCATATCTTGAACCTAATGCTTTTCTACGAGCATCACCATTACCAAAATCACCTCTAATAGTTTTTTTAACTAATGTTAATAGGTCATCAGATGGTTGTGATGGTGTGCTAGGTGTTGATGGTTGACTTGGTGCAGGTTTTCCAACACCTTTATCAACTAATGCTTGAACTGCATTATATCTAGAACCTAATTTTGCCTTTCTAGTATCGCCATTACCAAATTCACCTGTCCATACTCTTCTAGCAAGTTCTTCATCGCTTACACCTTTAAATGGGTCATCTTGACTAGGTGTTCCTGCATGAACATCACCAATAGCAGGGTTAACAATACAACCTCTGAATTTGTAACCACTACTTAATCCCCATCTTCCATTTGAATTTGTTCTTATACTATTCCAAAATGCACTAGAACCATATCCACTTTCAGATGTATAGATTTGATTAGCACTATCAATTCTTTCTACTACTGCAACATGTCCTGCACCATCAGAGCCATTTAAGGTATTTCCTTTTTGCCATACCATAATACCACCTAATGTTGGATATGATACAACTTGTAATCCTAAACTTTTTGCTCTTTCGATAAAGTTTTCTGCATTACAATTTAGAGCAGGATATTTCATGCTTCCAATTATTTCATTAAATCTACCACAAGCATACCCTACACAGTTAGCAAGTACATTTGCATTTGCATCTGTTGGATATCCTTGAATACAAGTTGAATAACCACCTCTAGATTTAGTGATATAGAACTTATTGCCACTAGGCTTACTTGTTCTCATTTGCATCTTCTTCCACCTCCTCTTTGTTTTCAACTGTACAATCATCACCCTCTACTAATGCATCAATTCCATCAGTATTGAATACTGTTTGTACTTCTTGTTCTTCTGTTACTTCTTCTGTAACATTTGTTTCCTTTTCTTCCATCTTTATCCCTCCTTTTGAAGAAAAATATATATAAAAAAGAGAACTATTTGTTCTCTTTCTTACTATAATTTGCACTAGATATACCTAGTATTACACCTAAAGCAGTATCAATAGCAGTAATTGTAGCACCTATTTCTTCGCCATAAGGTATATTCCATATCTTAAATACAGTTATTACCAATGTAGCGATTGCAGGTAATACATACATTGCTATTTTCTTTAAAGTATCATAAGTTTTATTACTCATACTACCACCTCTTTTCTATTTATTTAGGACTTATTTGTATTAATGCAAATATTAAACCTACAATTCCTGCAATAATTGCACCTACAATAGTCCTTGATAACCATTTGATTTTGTCTTTTATTTCATCAATATCCCTTTCATTCTGAATAGATAAATTATGGGCATCATCAGTTTTTTCTTTCATGGTATTGTAATCATCTAATTTTGTTTCAATTTTAGTAAGTCTATCTAAAACTTCCCTCTCAAAACCTTTTTCCATCTTTATCCTCCCTCTAGCATAAAAAAAGACAACTTCGTTTTGTTGCCTTATTATCTATATACATTATAACACGATTTTAGTGTGAGTTTTGTGAATTATTAAGAAATAAATCATTGAATAATTTATCCATATTTAATAATGTTCTATGACAGTCATATTTAGCAATATTTCCTCGCCATGATTTGTATTGCTCTTCTATTTCATTAAATGTCATCTCATTATTATCTAACATTTTCTTAAAACTCTTTAATTTTCTTCTTTCTCTAACTATATTGCTCTTTACAGGTATTCTAACAAGATGTCCTGTATCAGTTAAACGATATTTTATCTTTAAAAATGTAAAACCTTTATCTATTCTAAATATTTGTGTTTTCTTTTTATTGATAAATATACCTAATTTATCACATATAACAACAATATCTTCTAATAATTGTTTTAACTCTTCTTTATTGTTACTTAAAATATAGGTATCATCCATATATCTTCCATAATATTTCATTTTTTTAACTATTTTACAATAATTATCCATCCTAGTAGGATAATAAATGCCTGAAATTTGCGATATTTGGCTACCTATACCTAATGACTTATGAATGTATCTTTCGCCTGTCCTAGCACCTGTTTTTTTAGCATAAGTCAAAGAGTCAAATAAGTCTTTTTCTGTTGCATCATAATTTGATACATCTATTGAAAAACTATCTATAAGATGAGCAATTAAATTTAATATATCCTCATCATCAATGATTTCTTTATACATATCCATTAATGGCTTATGTAAAATATTATCATAAAACTTGCTAAAATCGATAATGAGTGCATATCCACGATTTCCATACTTTCTATAATACTTGTGTAAGTGAGTTTCAACTCTCTTACGAGCAAAATCAATACCTTTATTCTTTATACTTGCACCATTATCATAAGTTAGATATGGTGTAACTATGGGAGTCAATTGGTCGCATAATGCTCTTTGTACAACTCTATCATAGAAACTAATGGAGCGAACATATCTCTCTTTACCTCTTTCACACAAAAAGAAGTTATCAAATGCACCTTGCTTATAGGTTTTATTCCTTAACTCTATTTGTGTTTTTCTTATATTTTTAAGTAAATTGGCTTCATATTGTTGAACACTATTTTTCCATATACTATTTTTTCTTGTTTTATAGAAACTATCAACTAAAACATTGGCATTACTAATCTTATCAATCATATTTTGTTCCTAACTCTAATTGACTTATCAAAGAGTATCAAAATATCTATTTGCCTCTCGGACAGGATAAAGTTTCCTTTTAATTCTTGCAACGGTACTTAACCTAATCATTGTGCAAGTTAAAATCAGGGGCGAACACCACCAGAGTTGGAAGCATTGTTGTAGTTACTATTACCATTGTTGTTGACATTGCAGAAGCCCGAAGCCCTAATAATTTTGAACAAACCTTACCCTTTGTTTTCTTCTTCTTTTTTATCTATTTCTTTTATTATTCTATTATCAGATTTTCGCCAACCTTTTAACAACACAATCTCTTTTTCAATCATATCAACATATCTCATGTATTTCTCTACATTCGGATGACATACATATATAACATATTGCATTTCTTGAAGAAGATTTTCACAATCAATAATTGCTTGTGTTTGATAATTTCTTCGCAAATAGTATTCTTCTTTATTAGTTATATGAATTGTATTTGCAGAGCAAATATTCTTCATCATATCTCTCAATAAATCCATGAAATAATCTCGTTCTTTGTCTATTAGCCATGATGGAAAATTATCAATGAAACTATTTTTGATATCGTATGCAGAGAGAATATCTTCTATTTGTTCAATATCTTCTTCATCAATATCATATACTTCTTGAGCAAATTCCAAATTTCTTCTTCTTGACTTTATTCCGAAATCTTTCAAAAGAAATTCAGTCATCATCAATCTTAATTTTATAGCATTATGATAAAACTCCATCTTTGAAATGTTTCTTTTCCTTTTCAACACACTCAATATCTATCAACTCCCTATTATATTCTATCTGTTTATTATTTTTATGTCAATTCATTACAGGAAATTTGATATTTATTTAATCTATAATCTGCCACCCCATAAAGGGGTGTGATTGCAGATTAATAGATTAAAAAGCAGGGGCGAACACCACCAGAGCCGGAAGCATGGCTGCAGCTACTATCACCATTGGCGCTGACACCGCAGAAGCCCGAAGCAGACCATACATCTCTTAACCAATACCATTGTCTAGCATTACTATCATTAAATGCTATTTGCTTACTCTTATCCAATCTAAATAAAGATAATTGTGACTTATCAATAGTATAACTTGCAGGTGTATTTGTTCCATTTGTTATATTACTAAAGAAACTTGCACCATATACCATATATTCATTCATTAATTCGATTGTAGAGTCAGTCCATTCGCCATCACTTGCATATCCATTAGTTACAGTCTTTGTCAACCAACTTCTATGTCTTAAAATATGACTAGAGCCAAAATCATTATTTATGACAGTTTTAAAAGGTGCTAAATAAGTAGTATACATTTTACTACCTTTATAACCACCTGTAGAAACATTACTATCATTCATTTTAGCAGTTCCCATACTTAATTCAGGTATCATTAAAACATGTGGTGTGGTACATTCTGTATCGCCACAATGAAGTCTATAATTAATATCTGCTACTAAATATTTTCTACCACTATTTCTACCTATAATATAATCACCGATAAATATATCATCAAATGTTCCATTAGCAATTTGAGTAGATAAAGTACCATCATAGAATAAATCTGTGATATCTTTACCTCTATATATTGAATTATGAAATCCTGCATTTGGTCTATTCAATATATCGCTTAATTGTTCATCTTTATAGTAAATAGAACTACTTTCTATTCCATTACCATTTTTTACTCTATATATTTTTTTACTCATAGATTATTCCTCCTATTCTATTGTCCTTGATAATTCAAAATCTAATATATTTTCTTGAATTTCTGCGACATCTTCTAATAATTGGTCAACATTAGGTGTAATTTCATCAATTTCATTTTGTAAATGACCTGCGACATCTGTAGATAATTGACCTTTTACATGTTCGAACCATGTATCAAAGTCACCTGTCATTGTATCAATTGTATTATCAAATATTGCTTGAATTTGAATAAATAATTGTTCTGTATCAGGTGTTTGTACTGTAGATATAACATTACCACAATCACTTGTTATAAATCTCGTATCAGTAACTAAATTTTGAGTTATTTCAGTAGTTCCTGCAGGAACACTAATTTTTGCAATTCTTAAATCATATATAGTAGATGTTCTAACTAAATCAGGAGCAACAGGGTTTTCTGCAAATGTACCTTTAACTACCATTGCAGTTATAGTCCTTTCAGTTAAATTCCATCTAATTACAACATTATCAATACGATTTAAAACACCATCGGCATTCTCTACTGTTAGTGTTTTAATTGCATCATTATCATATCTATAACCATTTATATTTGCAGAACCTATACTTACATTAACAGACATATCATCATTATCTGCTAATACTTGGCAACCATTATTAAATATACCATTAGTAAAATATGTGGCTAAATGTCTTGCAAAATCTTCTGCATAATAGACTCTATCGCCATCAACATCATTAAAAAAACTAAACTTTTCCATATCATCATCCTCCTTTAAGAATTAATATCTATATTATCAACAAATGGTATTCCAAATGTGACATATATTTTTTGATTATTATTTTCAATAGTTTCTTCTATTTCAGTAATTCTTCTTTTTAGTGTTATTCCCCATGACTCTTTGTTGATATTAACAATGTCACCTAAATCCCATAATTTTTTATAGTCATCGGCATATACTGTTACCTCTAGAGTTATAGTTTGTTCTACTAAATTCTCATTACCTTTAGTTTTTAATACTTCTTTGTATTGTGCAAGTGTTAAATCACCTTGATTTTCAGATTTAGCATCTACAAATACCTCTCTTAAATCTAGGTCGGTATAAGTTCCACTTGTTACTTCTGCCATTATTCTTGCATCATCTTCACCTTGACCACCTATTAATGCATAATTCTTTTCAGTTTTAGCACTATAAGTGTAATTGGCTACTTCTATATTTGATTTATCTTCACTAAATTCATATCTAGGATTTACTGATTGTGTTTCAGTCCTATCTTTACCTTGATAATTTTCATAAATATACTTTTTATTTGGAATATCAATTGATATTCTATGTGCAATTGTTGATAACTTGGCTAAACTAACCAAATATTCATATACATTCTTATAACTTACTTGAAAAATAACATTATCTGAACTAATATCAGTATTTTTGATTTCTAAACGAGAAAAAGGAGTCATTGCATTCAATATTTTCCTTTCACCTGCTAAATATGTACCATTGTGATTAATTTTATTTTTTATTATTCTTCTTTCTAATATACTAGATAAGAACCTACCATAAATTATAACTTCAACACCTGCTTCACCTGCATCGTTGATTGTATAACTTTCAACAATTCCAACTTCTACTGCATCACTTCTAATTATTAAATTATCTTTTTGTAGAAATTTATAAGTATTTTCATTTAATGGGATATGAAGTTCGAACTCACCTGCTTCAAAGTATTTTCTTCGCCATCTTAAAGACTTAAAAAAATCAATTATTCCGATGAGTTCGACATTTTTGTTATATACATATATTTCAAATTCTTCAATCATTATACTGCCTCATATTCATTTGAATACTCAATTACTGCTTCTAGATTATCTACACCTGTATCGGCATTATATCTAAAAGTATTACTTCCATGATGAACTTGTAAGAATTTACTACCATATACCATTAAATTATTTATATTTTCTTCTATCCCTGTACTTATAGGAATATAAACTATATTTTTATTTTGCCTATATGTACTTACTATAATCTTGTCACCTGCAGACATAGTTTTTTCAATTTTCATTTCTTCCCTAGTATCTACATTAAATAATGATGGATTTTCAACTGTATCATTTGCAGTAAATGTTATTGTCATACCAAACTCAATATTTGTATCATTTTGAATAGTAGCCATTGAAGTAGTATTTTTTCTACCAAATACAATACCACTATCACGAGGTATCCTTAATGCAAACTTAAATGCAGGTGACCATGTTGCCATCTGCATTATAGTTGGTTCTAAATCAGTAAAATATGGATTTTGGCATATCAAAGATATTTGAAAATGTCTATATAATCCTTTTTCATTGACTCTAATACTCTCTACTTTATAATTTATCTTTCTCTTTAAATCACCCTCATAGTAATATAATGTTCCTGTGGATTTTAAAGGGAAAACACGATACAACTTTTGTCTATTAGCAATAATATCATTTCTAATAGCACCTTTTATAACAATATTTCGCTTTTCAATTGATGTTCCTACATAACTTTCACCAATTGCATAAGCACTTTTCATACCTGCAACTACACCTAATACTTCATGTAATCCATCGACACTTTCAAGGAAGAATGGAAATTTATAATCAAAGGTTATTTTTTCACCTAAATATGACATACATACTATTCTTTTAGCCATTTTCTATTCCTCCTATCCTACCATCTTTTGATATTGTAACTCTTGTCTTATTCTTCTAGCATACTCACTAGGTGAGTCTTTTGGTGAGTAAATATTGAATGTATTATTTTCAACACTACTAACAGGATTATTTGCACCTGTACCTAACGATAAACCATTAGTTCCAATGCTATTCAAATTAACTTTAGTATCTAAATCAAAGTCTGTTGGTAATGAATTTTGTATCATACTATTAACATCTTTCA